TAATCGCTTACGGTACTCCGTAATGGTTTTACCAGCATCAGGCCAGATCACCCTCAACCAAGTCAACGTAGAACTTGGCCTTAGTGGTACAGCCCAGATTGGCATGGATGATGCGGCTGTTCGTAGTTTGTTTGGCATTGCGTCAGGTGAGATCGAGATGTCAGACGGTCATGGTAAAGCTAATGTTATGTCAGCGAGTGGCGGAACGGTTACCACTGATGGCGATTACAAGGTTCACAGATTTACGTCTTCTGGCACTTTCTCTGTCAACACTGTTGGCAGTAACGATGAGGTTGACTATCTTATTATCGCAGGTGGCGGCGGCGGCGGTTATGCTAACGGCTGTGGCGGCGGTGCGGGAGGTAGGCTTTACGTTGAAGACTACACGGGTTTTAGCGCTGCAACAAACTACTCTATCACGGTTGGCGGGGGCGGTGCGGCAAAGTCTGGCGGTCAAGGCTGGGGTTCAAATGGCGGAAATTCTTCGATTGCATCCGTAGCAACCGCTACAGGCGGTGGTGGTGGAGCCTATTCATATCAAGCTGGTCGCACTGGAGGTTCTGGTGGAGGAAGTTCTCAAGGCGTTGGCTATGGTATTGCAGGACAAGGAAACAACGGCGGCACACACTTGTCAGGCGGTGGTGGTGGCGGTGCTGGCAGTGCTGGCAGTGTAAAAAACGGAGGCGCTGGGGCTGCCACTTCAATCACGGGGTCTTCTGTGTCTTTAGCTGGCGGTGGCGCAGGGCGGTATGGTGGCCTATCTGGCGGGTCAGGCGGCGGCGGCCCTAATGTCTCTGGCACTGCAAACACAGGCGGTGGTGGCGGCGGCTGGACTGGTGCTGGCGCATCTGGCGGCTCTGGTGGCTCTGGCGTTGTGATTATCCGTTACAAATTCCAGTAGGAGAATGAAACATGGCGCACTACGCATTAATTGAAGACAGGGCTGTAATCAAAGTTATTGTGGCAGAACAAGACTTTATAGATACACAGTCTGGGACTTGGGTACAGACCAGCTACAACACAAAGGGCGGCGTACACTTAGACAATGGCACACCCATTCGGAAAAACTTTGCGGGTATTGGGGACATATACGACGATACACGGGACGCCTTTTATGAGATTCAACCTTACCCTAGTTGGACACTGAATGAAGACACCTGCTTTTGGGAAGCCCCTACCCCTTTCCCTGCCGATTGGGACGCTAATAATTGTGATTGGGATGAAGAAACATTAAGCTGGGCAAAGGCTGCACAGCCAACAGGAGACGCAACATGAGCACCATCAAAGTAGATACAATCACAGATGAGGCTGGCTCTGGCGCACCTGATTTTCCCAACGGTATGACGGGAGCTGACGGAACCTTCACAGGTAACGTAGGGATTGGTGCAGCCACCGTAGACAGTCAGCTTCACATTGAGAAAAGCGATATCACTGCATATAATGGCTCTGCAACAGACGGTCAGCTTTCCGCTGGTGCAACTGCGTTTGTGCAGCAGACTGGCGGTAGCAACAATGCCCTTTCGCAAATCGTGTTCCAACCTCGCAGTGGGTATGGGTACAATCGCATTGTGAATGCTGGCGGGTCTGCGCCTTACATGGCGCTGCTCACAAACAATGCAGAGGCCATGCGGATTACATCGGCAGGCTCGGTTGGTATCGGCAAGACCAACCCTGCCACACCCCTTGATGTAAACGGCACAGTCACAGCTACAGCCTTCGCAGGTGATGGCTCTGCTCTGACTGGTGTTGGTGGCAGTACAACCTATGGTGATGTAGGGACTTATGTCTTTGGACGTCGTGCTGGCTCTGCTTCGGCGCAAGGAGTTTTTACTGCGGGAAGCACCTACGCAGGCAGCACACTCTATCCTGCTGGCATAAGTGGTAACGTAGGGGCGGCGGCGTTGTATTGGTCTACTTCTGTTTCGACCCTTTACTCAGGTAACACAGGAAGTGCGGCCCTATCTGGAACTTGGAGAGCTATGGGTTCAACCAGTGTGGCAGCAGGTGCATCAGAAAACCCTGTAACCCTATTCGTAAGGATTTCTTAAATGAGCATTACAATCACAGAAGTCCGCAATGCGGCATCCCTGCAGTCTGACAACCTTCGCATGGAAGTAGAGATCAACCACCCGATACACGGCTGGATACCTTATGGTCTAGACCCCTATGACACTGACACAACCATCGACAACGATGAAGTGATGGCTCTCATTGGCGCAGACTTCGCAGCCTATGTTCCGCCCACACAGGAAGAACTAGACGCAGCACTTGCGGCAGAGGTCCGTGCAGAACGTGATGCCCTTCTCCTAGAAGTAGATGCTGTAGCTGGCAACGCCCTGCGCTGGGCGGCACTGGATGCGGATACTCAAACTGAGTGGGCTGCTTACCGCCAAGCACTGTTGGATGTACCACAGCAAGCTGACTTCCCTAACACAGTGACTTGGCCTACTAAACCCTAATGGCAACAGTAGAAGAAATCAGAGAAGCAGCTGAACGTAGTCTAGTCACGTTTATCAAGCTTGTAGCACCTCAGCGTGTACTAGGTAACTGTCACGAGGACGTGTGTAAGTGGTGGACAAGACAGGAAGCTAAGACACACCAGCTTCTTCTCTTCCCTCGTGACCACGGCAAGTCAGCTATGGTTGCGTATCGTGTTGCTTGGGAGTTAACGAAGAACCCTACCCTACGGGTGCTGTATATCTCAGCTACATCTAACTTAGCCCAGAAGCAGCTATCGTTTATCAAGAACATTTTTGAGTCAGACATCCATCAGAAGTACTGGCCTCAACACTTAAATAAGGACGAGAGTAAACGTGAAAAATGGACTACTTCAGAGATTGCTCTTGATCACCCAGACCGTAAGAAAGAAGCTATCCGTGACCCTTCGATCTTCACTGGAGGTCTTACTACCTCGCTTACGGGAATGCACTGTGACATTGCTGTCCTTGATGATGTCGTTGTCTTCGAGAATGCTTACACGAATGAAGGTCGTAATAAAGTCAAGTCTCAGTACTCTCTACTCTCGTCTATTGAAGGCAGTGAAGCTAAAGAGTGGGTCGTAGGTACACGTTACCATCCTAAAGACTTGTACTCAGACTTGATGGGTATGGAAGAAGACCTGTACACAGACAAGGGTGAACTTGTAGGTAAAGAGAACATCTACGAAGTTATGGAACGAGCAGTAGAAGACAACGGGGACGGTACTGGTGACTTCCTATGGCCTCGTCAACTTCGTAAGGATGGTAAGTTCTTTGGCTTTGACATTAAGATTCTAGCTAAGAAGCGTGGGCAGTACCTAGACAGAGTACAGTTTAGAGCACAGTACTACAACGACCCAACCGATCCTGATACACAACCTATCGCCTATGAGAAGTTTCAGTACTATGATCGTAAACACTTAAACAGAGAAAACGGGCAGTGGCAGTACAAGGGACGTAAACTAAACGTCAGTGCAGCTGTTGACTTTGCGTATAGTGTTAGCAAGAGGGCTGACTACACAGCTATTGTTGTGATTGGGGTAGACTACGAGAACAACGTATACGTCTTAGACATTGATCGTTTTAAGACAGACAAGATTTCTGAGTACTTCAAGCACATCTTAGACTTGCTTAATCGTTGGGACTTCAGAAAGCTACGTGCTGAATGTACTGCTGCTCAGTCAGCTATCGTATCAGAACTTAAAGACAACTACATCAAGCCTAACGGACTAGCTCTTAAGATTGACGAGCACAGACCTAACCGTCATCAAGGTTCTAAGGAAGAACGTATCGCAGCTATCCTTGAGCCAAGGTACGACAACTTACAGATGTATCACTACCGTGGTGGCAACTGTCAGGTACTAGAAGAAGAGTTGGTGTCCTACAATCCAGCACACGATGACTGTAAAGACTGTTTAGCTGCGGCTGTTGAAGTAGCTATTAAGCCAAGTGCAGCAGCAATTAGAAAAAGAAATCAAGATAATAATGTAGTATTCCACCCTAAATTTGGTGGTGTTGCATTTTAGCACTTGACAAAGAAATTACATTGTGTTATTATTAACACATAGCTAGGACTAGGAGTCATCATGGCTGGCACTACTATTGACATTGAAAGCGTTATTGACCCACACACCCTAGCCGTGGATATCTCTAGCCGTTGGACTTCTTGGAACAATGCTCGTTCTGAGAAAGTAAAAGAGTGGAAAGAGCTACGCAACTACGTGTATGCTACGGATACTAGAACTACGAGCAACAACAAGTTGCCGTGGTCTAACTCTACGACTACACCTAAGCTGACACAGATTGCTGATAACCTTCACGCAAACTACTTTGCAGCCTTGTTCCCCCAGAAACGGTGGTTCCGATTTGAAGCTACTGACAATGAAGGTGACGTTAAGATTAAACGTGACATCATTCAGGCGTACATGCAGAACAAACTACGTCAGTCTGACTTTGTTAACACAACAAGCAAACTTATTAACGACTACATCCAGTACGGTAACTGCTTTGCTACGGTAGACTATCAACGTAAGATTACAAACTTTGAAGATGGTGAACGTGTAGTAAACTATGTAGGCCCTAAGCTTGTCCGCATTTCACCATACGACATCTGCTTCAACCCGATAGCTGCTGAGTTTGCTGATACCCCTAAGATCATTCGTTCTATCCTTACCTTGGGTGAAGTGCAACGTATGGTCGAGACGTCCCCAGATAAAGATTACATGGAAGGCGTCTTCAATAAGATGCTAGGTAACCGTGGTGCAGCTAAGGGTAACGAGATTGATGTAAACAAGTCTGAGGGCTTTGTTGCTGATGGTTTCTCTAACCTGACAGACTACTACGAATCAGACTATGTAGAAATCCTTACGTTCTACGGAGACATCTACGACACAGACACTGGTAAGTTTATGAACAACCGTGTCATCACTATCGTAGATCGTTCCTATGTTCTGTCTAACGAAGAGAACCCTAGCTTCCTTGGTCGTGATCCTATCTTCCACGTAGGCTGGAGAGACCGTCCAGACAACCTCTACAGCATGGGTCCTCTGGATAACCTAGTTGGTATGCAGTACCGCATTGACCACCTTGAGAACCTTAAGGCTGACGTGTTCGACCAGATCGCCTACCCAGTTCTTAAGATCAGGGGCGACGTAGAAGACTTCGACTTTGAACCTAATGCTCGTATCTACTTGGGTGATGAAGGAGACGTAGGTTACCTTGTACCAGATGCTACTGCTCTTAATGCTGACTTTCAGATTAGAGAACTAGAAGCTAAGATGGAGATGATGGCTGGTGCTCCTCGTGAGGCTATGGGTATCCGTAGTGCTGGTGAGAAGACAGCCTTTGAAGTTAACCAGTTGATGACAGCTGCTGGTCGTATCTTCCAACACAAGACTGCTCACTTTGAACGTGTGTTCCTTGAACCTATCCTGAACGCAATGCTTGAAGTAGCTCGTCGTAACATGGACTACGAAGACACAGCTAAGGTCTTGAACGAGGACACAGGTCTGTACTTCTTCACACAGATCACTCGTGATGACCTACGTTCAAACGGTAAGATCGTACCAATGGGTGCTCGTCACTTTGCTGAACGTGCTCAACGTGTACAGAACCTCACGACTATGTTCCAGATCAAAGCTTCTGATCCTTCTGTTGCTTCTCACTTGTCAGGTAAAGAGTTTGCTCGTTTGCTTGCAGATGAACTGGGTGAACCAGCCCTGTTTGGTGAGAACATTGCAGTCTCTGAACAGCTTGAAACTCAGAAGGTCGTCACAGACGCACAGGTCGAGTTTGAAGCCGAACAAGAGGAAAAGGTAGAGCAGGGTATGCAACAGCTAGAGGCTGCACCACAGCAAGCCCCTGAGGAGCCTATTGAATGAAGGCGGCTTGGTTCAAGGAATGTAAGTCAAAGAAACAAAAAGAAGCGGTAGCCCAGACACTTCAATCTAACAGAGAGAGTCTAGACCGCCTCAAAGAAATCCTAGAGCCTATGCTCAAGGAGACTACCCCTGCCGCAGACTATGACTCACCTTCGTGGGCATACAAGCAAGCAGATCGTAACGGGTTCAATCGAGCAGTGACCACTGTGTTGGACTTGATCAACTTAGACAAGGAATAACAATGAGTGTATTTTCTGAGGAACAGGTGACCCCTGTAACGCAGAGTCAACAAGAAATCACCAGTGAAGCGCCAACCAGCCCTTCCGTTCTAGGTGATCTTGTAGGAGATGGACGTAAGTTCAACGATGTAGAGGCGTTAGCAAGGGGAAAGCTAGAAGCTGACAGGTTCATCGAACAGATGAAACAAGAGAATGCTTCACTAAAAGCTGACCTAGATAAACAAACTTACAAACTTGGAGTTACAACTAAGATGGAAGAAATGGCCTCGGAACCCACAACCGAACTTCTTGATCCTAATAACAACATGAGTGGCACTTCGAATACAGCTAACACCCAGCCTAGTTCGAGTGAAGCTAACATTGAGAGCCTAGTAGAACAGACCCTGATGAAACGAGAGCAGGAAAGTGTTACTAAGAATAACATTGCTGTCGTAGAGGCGGAACTTGAAAAAGCCTACGGTACAGAAGCTGCTGCTACAGTGCAGCAAAAGGCTGCTGAACTAGGGCTATCACTGACAGAACTACAGGGTATGGCTGCTAAGTCACCTGCTGCTTTTATGCAGTTGCTTGGTCAACCAGCACCTAAGCGTTCTCCAGTGATTCAAGGGAGCATTCGTACTGAAGGTTCTACAATGCAAGCATCCTCTGAAAAGGACTTTGGTTACTACCAGAGACTTCGCAGAGAAAACTCGACACTATACTATAAACCCACTACCCAAAGGGCAATGATGGCAGATGCAGATCGTCTGGGTAGTAACTTCTACAAATAAAGGAATAAGAAAATGGCTGGTAACACAGTAGCAACACTGGCACTTGCTAAACGTGCCGAAGTTTGGTCCGCCGAACTTAAAGAAATCTTGCGTGACGAACTGCAAGGTATGAAATACGTTAACTGGTTGAGTGATTTTCCTGACGGTGATACATTCAAGATTCCATCCTTGGGTGATGCAACAGTTGCAGACTACGTTGAAGATACATCAGTGTCTTACACACCGATTGACGACGCACAGTTCACCTTCACTATCACTGACTACCTTCAGTCAAGCAACTACATCACTAACAAAGCGATGCAGGATGTCTACTACGCCAACCAGATCATGTCTCAGTTTGTTCCACTTCAGGAACGTGCTTTGATGGAACGTCTGGAAACAGACATCATGAAGCTTGCCCAGACTGGTCAAACAGCTGCTGACCCTAACAACATTAACGGTGTTGCTCACCGTATGGTTGGTTCAGGTACTGGTGGTGTTATTGCAGTTGAAGACTTCGCAAAAGCTCTTCGTGCATTGAAGACTGGTAAAGTACCACAGCGTAACCTCGTGGCTATCGTTGATCCATCTGTTGAATTTGAGATGAATACCCTCTCAGCTTTGACATCTGTATCTAACAACCCACGTTGGGAAGGTATCGTCAATACTGGTATCGCTTCTGGTATGTCCTTTGTTGCTAACATCTATGGTTTTGATGTCTATACGTCTAACTA